ACATATTTTCAAAAAATAAAAGTCCCTGCAACTTTCGCTCACAGCTCCCGCTCAGAGCCATAAACGATCGCTGCAGGGGCTTTCTTCATCTTACCGGTCACTCCATTTTGAATTTCTCAGACAGTTCCTGTCTTCGGTGAGTGCCAGATGAATTATTTTCAGGCAGTGCAGAAGAGACATTCAGCGTTGGATACGTGTGTGGATCACATTTTCCGCTCCTGCCCTGCCCAAAATATCATTTTTACTTCCCGCTCTTCGCCTTCAGGCGGTCGTACTCCTTGTCGGCCGCAATGGCTTCCTTGGTGAACGAGTTGTTCTTCCACCATGCGACCAGTGCCGCAATGGTCGTGATGCCAGCCGTCACCAGCTGCTCCACAGTGGTGCTCTCGATGGGCAGCGGGCTCTTGCCCATGGCGCTCAGCATCTGGTTGGTCAGAGCCAGCAGCAGAACAGCGGTACGTGCAATGGTGCCTGCAGTAATGTTGAAATTCATACGTTGCTCCTTTCGTGTTCATATTCATGTACTTCGATGTCGGACATTCTGTGGTTCAACACCTGAATGTCTCTCTGGATGACCGGGATCTTCTCCGCAAAACCGTTGTGCTTGCGGACTTCCCGGGTCAGCTCCTCAATTTTGTATTCCATCACGGCATTGGAACGCGAGTTTGCGATCAGTACGCCGATCAGGGTCACAACACCGCTGAGGATGGCGGCAATGATGCTTTCCATCGGTGCTCACCCCTTCCACCGGCTTTTTGCCGTGCGCACATCCACATGCACCCAGCCGTTGGCGCGTCCCAGACCGGGCGGGTAGATGCCGCAGCCGCCAGCATTGCCCAGCAGCTTGTCCGCGTAGGCATACACCTGCTCCACGCTGATGCCCTGCACCTGAATGTCCGCCGCCTTGCCGTACAGGTGCTGGCTGAACTTCGCCGCGTTCTTCTGTTTCGCGTTCCAGCTCGCCGTGCGGAACCCGCTGGTGATCGTCACCGGCTTGCCGAAGTGCGCCCGGATCTTCTCCAGCACCTCCACAAGCGCCGTGTCGATAAACACCGGGTCGCTTCCGTCACGACAGTAGAACTCCCGTACCTTGAAATGCTCCGAAAGCTTCTGGTTTCCATTTTTCAAAATGGAAAAGGCTTCCAAACTCAACGATCATCCTTCCTTTCACGTTTCAAGCCGGAATCTTCCATCTGCCTGTTTCAGCGGCTTTACCTCCACAGGCAGGATATCTGCACACAGCATCGCCGCCACAGGCTTTGCCGTCGCATTCGCAGTGATCTTGATATTTTCCGTCACCGATTCCATTTTGAATTCTGCGCTCGTACCGTCCTTTGCGGTAACGATGCAGCCCGTGTTCACCGGGACCCATTCTTCGGTGACATTCATCGAGCCATCTTCCCCCGCCATATACGTCGTCTCAAGGCGCATTGCAGTCAGTACCAGCGTAAAATTCTCCGTGTCCGCCACGGTAAACACATTCTGGTAGCTCATGCCCTTCACGACGCTCCCCGCCGGGTTCGTCTCAACCACACCGTTAAGATCGCGCTCAATGGTACACGTTTCAAACTCTCCCACAGTCACGCTGCACTTGGCCTTCACCCCGCCGCACTCTGCTGTTACCACGGCAGTCCCCCTTTTCAGGGCCAGAATGGTGCCATTTTGAGTAATTTTCACCACGTTCTTCGGTGCTGCCGTCACGTTCACCCTGCGGTAAAACGTGTTCGCCGGCCCAACGCCCACCAACAGCTGGTACTCCATGCCTCTGTTCAGCTTCAGCTCGTAGACGTTCAACGCCACGGCCTCCACCTTCAGGGTGTGCATGGTCGGGTGCAGTCGGTACTCCAGCGTGATCTTCGAGTGCCCCTTGTCGCTCTTGAACTGGTTCACCCACAAAAGACCCTCGTAGTAGTGGCTGGGGTTGTCCTCCAGCGCAAACCGCACCCGCTTGCCCTTCAGGCGTTCGCAGATGGTGGTGTATGCGGTCTCCCAGTCCCAGCCCTCGTAGTCGTTCTCAAGGTAGAATTCGATGTTTCCGGTGCGGTCATCGAAGGTCGCCCGCTTCGGCACGGTCTGGCTGTAATCCAGTGAGCCGTCTCTGCACGGTACAGTCACAAACTTTGTCCGCTCAATGGGCGGCGCGATCACCGGCCGGGAGGAAGGGATCAGTTTCCAATCATCCCAGGTGTCGATGTAGTCATCGTCCACATTTATAATAAGAGAATGGTACATGGAGCCTCCTCACTTGGTGTTCAGGTATCCGATGGTCGATTGAATGGCATTCCACGCCTTGCCTGCCGTGCCAAAGTTTGCCGCCTGTAAAGACGAAAGCTTCGATGTCGTCTCGCCAAAGGTAAAGTCTTTTTCGTCCAGTTCATGCAGCGGGATCACTTCCTTTGTGCAGGGCTGCCAGTTTTCTATGCCGTGGGGTTCCGAGAGCACGTAGGTCTCCTTCAGGAAATCCAGTCGGTCGGTATCCACGCCAATATCCGCAAGGTCTGCTGCGCTGATCTGCAGGCTCCCGCTGAACCCGGACCCGCCATACTTTTTCAGCTCGTCCTTTGCTTTTTCGTAAAGGCTGTCGGTCGTAGAAGACGTTCCCTCCACCGTGATGATCTTCTGGCACAGGCCGTACTTCTTGATGGAGTCCCCATTGTACGCCTCTGCCGTGAGCTGCGCGGTGTGGGTCGTCTCCCAGAACAAAAAGCCTTCCTTCCGGTTTGACCAGCCGATGGCCTTCACCGAGTTCACAATGTTGTTATCCTTGAGATAATAGGAGATGTCCAGCAGGTTATCCCCCAGCCTTATCACCTGATCGGTCTTGTCGTTCAGCTTTGCCACACAGTCCAGATATCTTGTGTACACCCGCACACCGTCCACCATTTTGATTTCTTTATGCAGCCGCAGATAACCTCCGTATTTTCCCACAACATTGTTCGTCAGCACATCCCAGCAGTCGCCCACGCTGGCCGTTTCCTTGTCCGTATCGCTCTCCGGCTTTTCCACCGTGATGCTTCCGGGCAGGAACACCTTGCCTTCTGCCTTGAATCCGCTGTGCTCCGCAGGATCGTCCTCCACAGCAAGGGCCAGCTTCACAAGCTCTTCCACTGTGTAGAACTGGTTTTTCACCTGGCACTGCCGTTCCTGCAGATATCCCAGCTCGCTCACACAGGTCACATCGATATCGAGGTTGAAGTTCGTGCTCAGCTCGGTGATGTAGCCCATAAAGATCTCGTGTCCGTCCTCTTCCACGCTGACCACCGGCTTTTTCAGCAGCAGCTTGTCATAGTATGGGTTCGAGACCGGCACCGTAAAGGTGAACGAGCAGATGTCGTTTGCTTCCAGTGTCAGCTCCGGGTCAAGGATAAAGGCGGCCTTCTCATCGTAAGGATCATCCAGAATGTTCCGTTCGGTCCAGTAGTAGCTCTGTCCGTCCGCAGTGCCCTTGATCTTCCCGATATACACAACGTAGCCGGGGGATCGGATGTGCTTCACTTTGCAGCTCTTTACGGTGGTGGTTGTTCCGTCTGTGGCTTCCACGGTCAGCGTATGCTGGGTGTTCTGTGCAAAGCTGTTCAGCATATCATCCGACAGTTCAAAGCGATATACGCCATTTTGAATTGCCGTGAACGTCTTATGAACCACGCCGTCGATCTTCTCGGTCACGGTCACGGTTTCTTCTTCCGGGTCAGAGATCTTATACAGGAACCCCGATCCCTTCCACCGTCCGTATAAGCCATCCTTGCCGAAGTAGTTGCTTTTGATCTCCGGTGCTTTGTTGCTGGTCAGGGCACCATTGTCGTCCACCGTAGCGTTTTCATCCACGCAGAAACATACCAGTGCACCCGCTATGGATGTTGCATTGTAGCCCGTGTACCAATAGGTCGTGATGTGTCCCGGGTCACCGGGGTCTGCGCCTTTGCCGCGCTTGACGCCGACACCCTCGATGTATCCCCAGCAATTCTCATTGTCAGAGTTCGAGGGGTCATCGCCGGTTTTCGCATTTCGGCAGGCAAAGCTGTAATGCCAGATGTCGTATACATCCCAGCCGTTTGCATTCACGGTGGCGTTTTCCCTGCCGCCGCTGAAGGAGCGCTCCCAGAACGTTTTCCCTCCCGGAAGCTGATTGAACTCGTCCGCTGTCGGGATAAAGAATCTCTGATCCTTCAGCGTGCCGCTGCTGTTGGAGCCATAGCTGTATCGGATCGTCACAGGTACGATCGTTTTCAGGGCAGCTTCACTCAGACGCTTCGCGTAGGTGTTTTCAAACCAGTCGCGCAGGGTGGGCTCATTCTCCCATGAAACGTTTGCATTTTTACTGCCCCACCCAACGTTGTCCGGCAGGAGATTCGTCCGCATCAGCAGGGTCTTTCCCTTGCCGTTCAGGTCCTTCTCGTAGTCATGCTGCGCTACGATAAATTCTACCGCCGTGCCGTCCTCGTACACCTTCAGGGTCTGGCCAACGGTCAGATCTTTGACAATTCCCATCTTCTCACCTCACCTTCGCTGCGGCGATCTGCCCCATCCGGTTGTCGATGTATCCGATGGTCTTCCTTCCGTCAATGGTCATCTTCATGCCGCGGATGCTGTCCACGATGCCGTCCATGTGTCCGGCAAGGCCGTTGATGGCGTTCAGCGTGTCGTCGTTTCCTTTGTTTTTCACTCCATTTTGAAGCTGTACTTCCGCATCGATCTGGTTCGCAAGGTTCCGGCTGATGTCGCCGTCCAGGCTCAGACTTCTGGTGGAAGCAAAGGCGTTGTCGATCTCGTCGGCCCCTTCCAGTACGTTCGTCAGGTCCACGACCGGCACGATCTGCGGCGTGTAGTCGTAATCGTCCCCCATCACCTTGCTGATGGTGCCAAGCGTGCCCTTCGCAATGTCCATTGCATTCTGCGTCACATCGTCCACCGCATCGTCAATGAGCGGTGCGTCTTCCTTCACACCATCGCTGATACCCTTGTCGATCTCCGAACCGATGTCCTTCGCCACGTGGGTCTCACGGTTCTGGTTTTTGCGCTTGCTCACGAACCATGCAATGCCGCCGATCACCGCCGCAATGGCCGCAAGCACGCCCACAACGATCAGCAGCTCCGGCAATGACGACATGATGGCCGTTCCCAGTCCTCCAAGCGCCTCGCCAATGCCACCAACTGCCATTCCTGCACCGGCACCTGTCGTTCCCAGCTGTCCCAGCATGGGCAGAAGACTGCTCATAGAATTGCCCACATTCGCAGCCGCCGTCCCGATGTTGGCAAGCTTTCCCGCAAGGTCTCCATTTTGAATTCCGGAAAACAGCTTCAGCAGCATGTCACCTGCCCCGCCGGTCAGCTTCTTTCCGGTGTCCGTAAACAGCAGATCGATCAGTCCCGTTGCCGCCGAAATGATGGCACCAGTGTAGTCTCCCTGCATGGCGGATGCAATGGCCGAGACGAATTCCGTCCCGATCTCCATGCCTTCCTCGCTGAATGCCGCACCGAACACCTGTTCCAGTGTCCCGCTCATCTCTTCGCCAATGGCTTCGGAAGCTTTATTCCATACCTCGGTAAAGGCATTGCTGATGGGCACCCAGTTCTTCTGGATGGCATTGGCAAGCTTTACCACCGCGCTCTTGGCGCTGTCGTCCAGATTCATGGCGTCTGCCAGTGCCCCTGCAAAGCTCACCATAGAACTGCGGGAGGAGAGCAGCTGGTCCTTTAGGTCGTTCACATCGTCTTTGCTCAGCGGATTGCCATTCAGGTCTTTGCCGTCCGCCAGCTGCTGCTGGATGAGCCGGGTCTTTTCCAGCTCCGCATTCATGTTCTGCAGCGCTTCCACTGTGCCGAGGATGCTGGTGGTAATGCCCTGATACTTTGCTTTTCTTGCCTCAGCGCTGTTTTCGCCGTACTGCTCCACCGCCTGCTTGTAGGCGTCCTCACGGTCCTTCAGGCTGCCGTCGTCATAGATGCTGGTCAGCAGGTCCATCCGGCTCTGCATCCGGCTCTGTTCGTCCTTGATGATGGAAAGCTGCGCATCCAGCTTGTTCAGCGACTGCTTTGCAATGCCATTTTGAAGCTGCAGGCTCTCGGTCTGCGCATCCAGATAGTCGTTCCATGCTTCCTTTGTGCGCAGGTCGCTTTCGCCGTATTCCTTCCGCAGGGCGTCCCACTGCTCCTTCGCCTTGGCTTCCTTCTTCTGCTTCAGCTCCAGCTCGTTCTTCTGGTATTCTGTCTCCCGGTCGATCTTGTCCAGCTTCGAGGCCGTGCTGTCGTTCTGGGCAGTCCACAGCGCATATTCCTTTTCCAGCGTGTCAAGATCGGTGTCATACCGCTTCGTAATGTCTTCAAACAGGCCGGTGTACTGGTCTGCCTGCAATTTTGCAAGACTTGTTTTTTCGCTCAGCAGGCTGGCGTAGGCTTCCTTGGTCTCGGTCTTGTCTGCGCCCCAGCGCTTCAGCATTTCGTCGTACTTCGCCTGTGCAATGGCCACCCGGTCTGTCTGGTTCGCAATTTCTGCCGCCGCATTCTCCATCTTCTTCGCCAGCAAGGTGTCCTCATCCGCGCTGTACTGGTTCTCGGTCTGCCACAGCTCGTATTCGCTGTCCAGCACTTCCCGGGCCGTCTTGTTGGCTTCCAGCTTCGTCTTGTACTTTTCCTCGATCTGCTGGGCCGCGGTCTTCTTGGTGCCGGAGCCGGAGGATCTTCTGGTCTTGCCAGTGGTTGTACCACCAGAACCGGTGGGGCTCGTATCTCCAGACCCAAAAAGTGTTCCAAGAATATCTTCCGCAGCATCGTCTGCCACGGTATTTGGAGTCGCATTCCGGTACTTGCTGATCTCTTTTTCGTACCACTCATCAAACCAGTCGTCTTTGGAACCGGTTCGGACGTTCTTCACCGCGCCCAGTCCGTTATAGAAACTACTGGCTACATCGCTGCCTTTGTTGAACATCCAACTGTTCAAACCGTCAAACGTATCGGAAAGTCCAGATTTTACATTTTCGCCAAATACATTGGTTCCAGCATTCAGCTTCGCAATAGATGCTGTTCCATTCAGTCCGTTTATAAGACCCGGTGCAAACCACTGGCCGAGCTCCCTCATCCAGATCGAAGGTGAATTGATTCCAAACGCGTTCCGAAAGAAATCCTTCACCTTATTGCACAGAGTCTGAACGCCGTTGTTTGCAGTCTGCACGGAAGCTCCAGCATTCAGGCCATTGGCAAGTCCCTGAGACATGTATTCTCCGATTTTGCCAAAGAAGCCCGAAATCGCGCCCAGCAAGCCACCAAACAGGTTTATCGGATTGAGATGTTCCGAAAGCCATGCAACAATATTTCCCAGCAGTTCACTCAGAGCACCTTTGATGCCGCCTCCCTCACCGCCACCATCCCATGCCCATGCGATCAGATTGATAATGGTCTGGATCACTACAGTGCCCAGCGTAAACAAAGCCTGTCCAATAGGCTCACTGCACTGTACGATGACATTACAAACGGCCACGATGAGCTGAGCAAGTGCATTGCCGATTGCAGGAACGGCCTGCGCAATTGCGTTGCATACCGCTACAATAATTTCAGCGATTGCAATAGCAATGCTTCCGGCTGCTGTTCCAAGCCCTGCGATTACTCCTGCGATAAAAACGCCAATTGCAGAGCCAAGCGTTCCAAGTGCCACGACAAGTGCTTCCATCCGAAGAGGCATCAGACTTACTGCTGCCATCGTTCCAAGCAGCAATGCAAAACTTCCTGCCAGCAAACTCAGGGCTGCAGAAACAGCAATGACGATTGGACCTGCAAGCGACATTGTTCCAACAGCAATCGCAAAAATACCAAGTGCCCCACCAACTGCGAGTAATCCATGCCCGATCTCTTCAAGTGACATTTCGCCAAGAGATTTCAGCGGAGAAACGAGAGCATTCAACACAACCGACATGATAAGGAACGAGGTTGCACTGCCAAGAGAGCCTTTTACAAGAGTCAGTGCGACGCCCATTTCAATCAGTCCGCCTGCCATTGCTGCCAGTGCCACGCCGATCTGACCAAGTGTCATGCCGCCAAGATTTGCCAGAGCATTGGATAGAATCAGCAGCCCTCTGGACAAAATAGTTAAGGCAGTTGCTGTTGAAAGCACATGTTCTGTCGAGTTGGACAACATGTTGAAAACTGCAATTTCGCCAAGAATCGCACCCAGTGCACCAATTCCGTTCTGGAGTTCGTCTACCGACATCTTGCTGAATGCTGACACTGATTTTTCCAACACACTCAGTGCTGCTGCCAGGACCAGAATTCCCACCGCTTTTCCTGCCGTCAGTCCGCCATAATTACTCATCCCCGAAAACGCAGTAACTTCCGCCAGCAGTCCTGCTACGGCAATAAGACCCTTCTCAATTCCATCCCAGCCAAGGTCAGCCAACTGTTCTACTGCTTCTGCAAGGACACGAACTGCCGCAGCCATTGCAAGCATACTCATGGCATGCTTGGCACCATCTTTTGCCCATTTTGAAATTGCAACTTGTGCGGCAACCAATTCTGCCATCACCGCGCCCAACGCGATAACTGAAGTCAGAAGCTTTCCGGTTTCAATTTCAGAAATCTTCTTCAGCGCAGACGTAAGGATTAGAACCCCTGCTGCCATAACGACCATTGAACTGGTGCCTTTGCCAACTTTTTTGGTTTTTTTCGCAATTTCGTCATAAATTGCAAGCGCCACAAGCAGTTCAGCGAACAGCGCAATCATAGCTCCCGTAGATGCAGCCAAACGTTCTGGCTTCACCAGCGAAAGTACAACAAGCGATCCCGCAAGAATTGCCACAGCGGTCGAAATCGTCTTGAGCGTTTCTGCGTTCTTGTTGTTTTTCCACGCAGTGACAGCTTCTCCTAACTTGTTGAGAAGTTCTGCCACACCCCCGATTGTGTCTTTAACGGTAGAGCCGATATCTTTAAAGGCTTCCAGAAAGCCCTTGATGCCTGCAATGAGCCCGGCAATCATTCCGGCATTCGCAAAGCCCCAAAGTGCGTTGTCATTCAGATTGCCAAAAGCACCGGATGCACCGCTGCCCAGTTCTTCAAAAATCTCCCCGATTTTATCAGCAAGCCATTTCAGCTTTGGTGTGATGAAAGAAATAAAATTTTCAAACCACTCGCCAAGGGTCTTTAACGGGTCGAACACGACAGAGACGTTATTCGATACATTAGTCAATACCCCTGCAAAAGCCTGCGTTCCTTCAGACACTTTTCCGATAATCCAGTAAATACCATCCAGTGTCGTCTTAAACGCCCTAGAGTTATTGACCGCATTGGCCATCTCAACCAAGCAATCGCCCAGTGCCGCCGTAATGCTTAAAAATCCGCCAGCAAGTGGAGATACAGCATTGAATGCTTTTCCCAGAACCTTACCAACGGTTAAAAGCATATTTTTTCCAACATTCAGCACTGCAAAAATGCCGCTGAATGTTCGTTCGATTTTATCCGCTGTCTCGTCACTAATGCTGAGCTTTGCAGTAAACTCGTCAATTGATTTTGCAATGTTGTAGACCTGATCGGCACTGATAGGCGAGAATATCTTCTGCCAGGCATGTGCTACCGGCTCCACAACTTTTTCAAGTGCCTCAAAGACATTCCAGATGGACTCGATCAGATGCTCCCGACCGGAGAGTTCACCGATTTTCTTGGAGTAAATATCAAGATCCAGGCTGCCGTCTGCAACCTTCTGGTTAACTTTCTCAAAGCTCTTTGCCAGAGACCTCACCTGAGCGGGATCGAGTTTTTTGGCTTTTAGTGTATCGTCACTCAAAGCCCCTAGCGCTGAAAGTTGCTTATACGATTCTTTCAAACCGTCTTGAAGCTGCTCAGCAGAAACCCCGCCCTGCTGCAAAGCCTTGGCAAAACTTCCTGCATCATCTGTCTGCCATATTCAACAGGGTATGTATCATCCCCATCTATCATGATGTAACATTGTGCATCAATCTCCCGAAACATCCTACGTATTACATTTCCTTTTCCCTGCTTATATTCCCGTCTTACGACCGCTCCTTCTTCTTTTGCAATTTTTGCTGTGTTATCTGTTGAATTATTATCGTAAACATAAATCGTTGCTTCAGGAATTTCTTTCTTCCAGTCCCTTACTACTTTGCGGATTGTTTTTTCCTCGTTATAACATGGTATCAATATT